TAGCTACTCCATTACTTCAATTAGCAGGTGTATTTGGTGGTGGTGGAGAAGGAGGAGGAGATGAAACTTCTCAAATAGTTGAAAAATTAGATCAATTAATAGCTGTAGTAGAAGCGGGAGGTGATGTGATTATGGATGGTAATAAAGTAGGAAAAAGTTTAACAATTGCATCTTCTGGAATAGGTTAATATTTATAATAAAATAACAATTTAAAACTAAAATTATGGCACAATCATTAAGGAATAAATTTGACTCAGAGGGATCGATATTGGGATATCCTATATCACCAGCTTCACCTCAACCTATGGCTCCGTCACCATCGTTGCCATCAACAATGCATAATAAATATTCATTAGAAAATAACCCACAAGAAATATCAGTATCTCCAAGATATGATAATACTGGTACGACAGTACCTTATCCTAGTCCTACTAAATTACAACCTTTTGGAGGCCCTGCAAACAATTTAGCAGCAGGTGCAGGATTTAAAGTATATAATAACCAACAAACATATGATGATTTTATATTAAATCAAGGTTCGGGTGGTGCATTAGCTGCAGCTAGATTTCAAGGAACTGGAGATACCTTCTTAGGTACTTTAGCTGGTAATGCTAACTAAAAAATAATATTATATTAAATAACATCCAATTATGATAATAAATTCAACTACAGAATTAAATAAGTTGAAATTTACTACTAATGGAAGTGACAGGCGAAATAGTGCGTGGAGTGGTCAACCTTTCATACCGAAAGATATACCAAATGTTGAATATGACAACCCAAATCAAACTTTTCAATCTATGGAAGGTTTACCACCAGAACCTGCTGCATTAGGTGGTATTGATTTCTTTTTAAGAGGTGGTATATTAGCAGCTACTAATGCTGAAGATGATGTTAGTAGATTAACTAAATTACTATTCGATACAAAATCACCTAATGGTTTTGAATTTATAGCTAAACAAAATGTATTATCTCGTCAGAGTGTAAAAACAGAAGCTACATTTGGAGCTGGTTATGGTTTTGGATTAATTAATCAAGGTTTATATTTACCTACTAGTACATTACTACAGACTGGTTTAGCTCCAATTGCCCCAGGATCTATTAATTTATTTGGAGTAAATCCTATAACTGATAATGTTCCCTTAAATATAAAAGATGGTGATCCTAGAAAAACAGGTAGTGGTGGTATAAATAGTTATTTTGGAACTATTAATGCACAAAATATTGGTAGTGGAGGAGAGCAAGCAAATAGATTAGTTTTATTACAAGATGCTGTTAATACAGGTAAAGAACAAAAAACAGCAGGTGGAAAAATTAGATTAGGGGGGAGAAAAAATGCTTATATTACAAGATATGGTGGAGGGCCTAATTCAATAGGTGGAACAGTTGGTAGAACTACAATTCCATTTACAGATCAAAGAACAGGACCAAATAATCCTAAAGTAAAATTAAATGGGTTTTATGATAATAAGGCAAACCCACTAATATTTACTAATGCTGCTCAACAAACTTTTATTAATCAATCTCCTACTCTTAATGTTAATTCTATTAAATATGATGGGTTTTTAGAAGCACCTCTTATTGGTGATAGTACTAATGTAATTGACTATAAACCATCAGAAGGTAATTATCAAGCTTTTATTCGTCCTCCTGAAGTTGGAGGTTATGAGTCTGAAGAAGTTTCATTTAATAGAGGAGCTTCACAAATGTATGAAGCTTTTATCCCAGATAATAGTAGTCCAGGAAGATTTGCTAAAAATACTCAATTAAAAAATAATATTAGATTAGGACAAAATAATTTAGTTTATGATAATGATGCTGATAAAGCTAATAAATTTGCAAATCCTTTAGGCCCAGATAAATATTATGAATTAAATAGTGCTTCACCTACAATTTCAGAAGGTGTATTTGCTGATGAAATTGATGTTGATATAGTAGCAAAAAGTAATTTATTTATTTCAGGTTCAGGAGTTACTAATACATTTGCTGGTTTATATCCTGATTTATCTGGTTCATTAGCTGAAGATTATTATTCATTATCTTTAAATAAAGATAGGTATGATCAACAAGCACCAGGTGGATTACGTCTTTATTCTAATAAAATATATTCTAATCCTTTCTCATTTATAGCGAATGAACCAGGGATGCAAACTAATCCTCTTTTAGCACTTAATAATTTAACCCAAACTTCAACACAAAATCAATTATATAGTTTTGAATTAAACTCACAAGGTAATTCAATAGGATTATCAAATCCTTTAGATTTTAGAAAAAATACTATTGCAGGAAATTTTAATAGTAGTGCTATAGCTGCGGCTGCAACACCTGGATCTGTAGCAGTACCAGGGATTGCTAATGAGCAAATGGAAAACCAGTTAAAGTCTTCAAAGGTTTTATCATTAGCACCAGATTATAGGCTTAAAAATCAAAATAAGAGAATAAATATGGGGGATCCTGGACAAGAAGCAGGTATAACATTACCTAATACATCAGGACAAACAGTTACCCCAGTTAAAAATGTTTTAAATTATGGGGTAGATGCTTTTAGCTTACAAGCTTTAGATAAACTTACAGCTACACCGATGTATAAAGGTACTCAAGTAGATCAAACTAAAGCAACAAAAGACTCAGTTGATTTTAATATTGCTATTATGGATTTTAATAAGCCTTCTCAAAATACATACATACATTTTAGAGCATTTATTAATGAATTTAACGATAATTATACAGCTAATTGGGAGGGAGTTAAATATGTAGGTAGAGGTGAAGAATTATATAATTATCAAGGATTTGGAAGAGAGATTTCAATGGGTTGGACAGTCTATGCTCAATCAAAAGCTGAATTAATTCCAATGTATAAAAAATTAAATTATTTAGCATCGTCTCTTGCACCTGATTATAGTAGTAGTGGTTATATGAGAGGAAATATAGCACGTATAACAATGGGGGGTTATTTATATGACCAACCAGGTATTATAAAAAGTATAAGTTATGGAATACCTGAAGAATCTCCTTGGGAGATAGCAATTGGGGTTAATGGAGAAGAAGATAAATCTGTTAAACAAATGCCTCATATGATACAAGTAACAGGATTTACATTTATACCAATACAGAAATTTGTTCCTGCAAGAGCAGATAGTTTAACAGATCCAAGACAAAAATATATAGCATTAGCTAATTCTGCTGGTAGTACTAATTACTCAGATACCTATAAAAGTTATGAAAATACAGGAACACCAACAATATAAATTATGAATAGGTACGAAACTATACAAGAAATAAGAAATAAAAATCCATACGTTGGAACTACAGGAGATAAGTATTATGACACAGTTTATTATCCTGAGGTTGGAGCTAGCGAAGAAGATATTTATGTTGAAACAGAATTTGGTGATAGGTTAGATGCTTTAGCATATCAATTTTATGGAGATGTAACTTTATGGTGGATAATATCAATTAGAAACCCTAATAAAGTTAATTTTGGTTCAATTTATTTATCACCTGGTTCACAAATAGCTATTCCTCAAAATATTAGCGATATAGTTGATGAATATAGGAATTTAAATGAGTTGTAAAGATGAATATATTAGGACAAAGTTTTGAAGATTGGGTAACCCAACAAATTAATTTCAGACAAGCATCTTTAAAAAGAGGTAGTGGAAGAACTCAAAAAGATTTACAATATCAACAATCAAAAACCCCATGGCTTAGATTAGCATCTTCAATTGATGTTAATAATGATGGTGGTGATTTAGCTAAAAGTTTAATCTTACAAGGGGGGGTTGTAAGAGAAGATGGAAAAAAAAGATTTGATGTTACTTCTGATTTAGATTCAAGAGCAGGGGGTGCTTATGGTTGGGGAGGTGATAGAGAAAGAGGATATGTACCAATGCCTGGTATTACTAATGCTGCTGTAAAATTTATAAATAATGGAGCTTTATCAAAAACAGAAGTTACAATAAAGTGTTATAGTAAGAAACAATTTGAATTAATAGATAAATTGTATATGCGACCTGGATATACTTTACTTTTAGAATTTGGGTGGAGTATTTATTTAAATTCTAAGGGTGGAATTCAATCATATGATGAATTTAATTCACCTGCTTTAAGAAACTTTTTAAATGGTACAAAAAATCAATTTGAATTAATAAAATTAATTAAAACAGAAAGGAAAAAAAGAGTAGGAAATTATGATGGTGTTTTTGGAAAAGTAAGTAATTTTAAATGGAATTTTAACCCTGATGGAAGTTATGATATTACAATTGATTTAGTTGGGTTAGGAGATGTGATAGAAACTCTTAAAGTTAATCAATCTTTAAATAAAGAACAAGAAATAGATGGTAGTGGAGGAGACCAACAAGAAAAGGAAGGTGTAGAATTTCCTTTAATTGATAATGCTACTAAAGACTCACTAAGTCAATGGTTATTTGCAATATATAGTGCTAAAAATAGATTTAGGGATTTTGTTACTAATGCCGCTGGTGGGTTAAATTTTGGTACAGAAGATGCTAAAATTAAAGGCTTTGCATTACCCTCTAAAGACTATAAATCAAAAAAGACATTAACTATAAAAAAAGGTATATGTCAACTAAACCAAGGAATGTTTGGTAGATCAAAAGCAGGTAACCCACAAATGTTTATAACATTTGGTTATCTTATAGCTTGGTTACAAAAAAATATCTTATTAAATAATGAAGATGTACCTAATTGTGCATTTGATTTAAATTTTGAATATTTAGGTTTAAGTTCATCCAGTTCAACAACATCAGATTTAACATTATTTAACTCTCCACAAGGAACTTTATCTGCAAATCCTATAACTTGTTTAATTCCTTTTTCTAAACAAATCCCTTTTGTTAAAAAGGATGATGGATCTATATTAGAATATCCTGAAGTAGGTTCTACTAATGGTATATCTGATGAATCAGAAGATACACGAATAGCATTATATAATACATATAATACAGCTTATAGATATGATGATTTAAACGGGCGTTTATCACAAGTATTATTAAATTTAAATTTTATAGCAACATGTTTAAATGAAGAAGAAGAAAATGATGATGGTGCTAAATCTTTAATTGGATTTTTAAATAAAATTTTAAGTGGAGTTAATACTGCAACAGGATCAATTAATGAATTTTCAGTAAGATTAAATGATGACCAAACTTTAATTCAATTTATTAATAATGCACCTCAAACTTTTACAATAGAGCCGCCTTCAACAGGAAGAACAATTTGTACTTTTAATACTTTTGGTAAAGGATCTTTTATACGAAATATAAATCTAGATGGTAGTATACCTTCTAATTTTGCATCTATGGTTACAATTGGAGCTCAAGCTAATGGTAACCAAACAGCTGGTAATGCAACTGCATTTTCAAAATATAATGAAGGTTTAATAGATAGAATCATTCCTGTAAAAAGATCTGAAGGTGATAAAGATAAAGAAGGTGTTAATAAAGAAGAAAAAGAAGAAACCCAAAAAGAAAAAATAATAAAAACATTTAAAAAAATAACAAGTAATGAAGGATTTTGGAGTAATGTAATAGCAGCATTTAGCAAAAAAGATAATTCATACCAAGATATATATGCAGATAGACAATGGAATGAAGATTTTGCTCAAACATTCCAATCATTAAATAATCAATTTATTCAACTTTTAATGGGATATTTACAAAGCCCAGTAGAAGAAGGAGGTATAGCAAAATCAGCAGCTCCATTTTTCTTACCTTTTAATCTTAGTTTAGAAATAGATGGTATATCAGGTATAAAACTTTATGAAACTTTTAAGGTAGATGGTAAAGTATTACCACCATCTTATGATAAAGATAAAATTAAACTTATAGTCACGGGTACTGATCATAAGATAGATCCTACATCATGGACAACAACAATAAACACTCAATCAGCACCTAACAATTAAAAAATGGGAATATTTAGTAATACAGGTAATATATTAAAAGGTCCTAGTTTACCACCACCACCACCACCTTTACCATTAAGTAAAGAAGTGTTAAGGGTTAATTTATGTCGAATAATGGATGATCGTTCTCAAACTTTAGGAGTAATGGATGTTTTAAATAAAGATGGTAAGATTTTATATTCATTAGCAACTGTAGAATTACCTTGGAATAATAATCAAAATGTTATTAGTTGTATTCCTATGGGTAATTATAGGGTTATATCCTACAGTAGTGGTAAATATGGTAGATGTTTTTGGTTAATAGGAAATGATAATGGGGGTTATCAAGATAATAGAATAACTGGAAATGGTTATACTAGGGGTTCTATATTAATGTATGCTACTCCTAAAGCAACTAAAAATTTACAAGGATCTATAGGATTAGGGTTAAAATTTAATACTCAAACAAATCAAATGGGTAACCAAAAAGGAACAGGACAATTTTATTTATCACCTGCTAAAGAACAATCCCAACAAGCATTAAATAAATTATTAAATACTTTATATAATGTAGGATCATTTAGAATGGAAATAAAAAGTGCTTTTCCAACAGTAACAGATGAAGATAAAAACGTTTATCCTGCATTACCACAATTTTTTAGTGGTGTTGCCCAACAATATGCACAGAAAAAAAACTTAGCACCAAATCCTTATATAGCTCCTAAATAATAATTATGTATATACCTAAAAATAGAATAAAAACTAATTTATATACTCGAGGAAATGAGTATCAAAAAATATCTAATGGAGAAGAATATATTGGTTATTATTGGTCTATGTATAATGGTAATCTTTTTAGTGGAAAAAATCCAAATGATCAACCATCAGAACAAATAATTAAAATTGTTCAAACATCAAATATTGAAAAAAAAGAATCTGAAAATTTAGATTTTCAACAATATGCAGCTAATTACGATGGAGAAGTAATACCAGGCCAATATCAAAATATAAAGGATGTAGATGATTATAATAGAATTAGGGGTGTAGATATAGCTTCAACACAATTAAATCCCCAACAATATTATCCTAACCCAACAGAAGAAGATTATATAAATGGATTTTTTATAAGATATTTTGCTTGTAAAAGAAATGAAACTAAGTATTTAGAATTAGATAAAAATACTTATGAAAAAATGAAAAAAAATGATATTACTTATAATTACATACCTTATGTAATAACTGAAGTACAATGGACTTTAGTAGGAGAGGCAAGAGATGTATCTCAAGCTAATCTAAATATCATTGATTCAACAGAAAGAAAAATTAATAAACTAGGTTTAAAAGAATTTATTAGAAATGATTTTTCTAAATTTTACAAACCTCAATCAATACAAAGTAATTTAATTACAGATGGTACAGTATATAAAAATAGTAGAACAGGTTTAGCATATTCGGGGTCTTATCATATTCATCCTGATAAAGGACCTATGGTAGGAGCAGAGCATATAAAAGAATACCACGATTATTTAGTACCTATTTCATAAAGTTTGGATTACTAATAAATTAATTGTATATTGAGCCAAAATAAAAGTTATGTTTTGGTTAGTTGAAGACGACAAACAATTAGAGTTATTTAAAAATTATGCTAAAGGTGAAGCATTTGTTGAAATAATCCCTAATAATCATTTCGAACATCCTACAAATAATGGAGTATGTGCTGTTTACATTCGTCCGTTAAATAGTAATAAAGGATTTATATTGACGAATGACCATAGTGAGACATTAAACGTTGGTATTGACGCTATAAAATATATATTAAACGCATTAGATAAAATATATGTGCGAGATAAGAAGGAATTTTTACATTATCTTATTCTTCAAAATCTTTTTGACATAACATTAAATTCACCTACGTATATACCAGAAAAAACAATAAGCCATCAATTTCTTTACTACAAATATCCCAATAAAGAAGATGTTAATAGAATAGTACCTATAGTTAAACACTATGAATATTGCGAAACGATATTTAACGACTTAAAAGACAAAATAAATGAACCAATCAACGACTTTTACAACACAAAAGCCACAGTGGTATTCAACGCCGTGGAGCAAAGTGGAATACGAATTAATAGAGACGAATTCAAATCGCACTTTTACGATGAGCGTAGCGAATATGTATACACGCAATACAACTTCAAAACATTAACAACTAGACCCGCAAATAAATTTAATGGAATCAATTATGCAGCACTTAATAAAGATAATGGATGTAGGAAAAGTTTTATTCCGCGCAACGATAAGTTTATTGAGCTTGATATTGGTGCTTACCATCCTACTCTTTTGGGCTTGTTGGTGGGGTATGATTTTGGTGATGAAGATATCCACAAGGCCTTTGCAAAAATGTATGGCGTGGATTACCAAAAATCTAAAGAGTTAACATTTAAACAACTATACGGAGGAGTATTTGAGCAGTTTAAAGATTTGGAATTTTTTCAAAGAGTACAAATATATGTAGATGATTTGTGGAAAAGATTTAACGAAGAGGGCTGGATTGAGTGTCCTGTTTCAAAGCATGTATATAAAAAAGATAAATTAGAAGACATGAAACCTCAAAAGTTATTAAATTATGTTCTTCAAAACTTGGAGACCGCAATGAACGTTCGTATATTGTGGGACATATTTAAATCACTAAAAAACCGAAAAACTAAGCTAGTTTTATATACTTATGATTCGTTTTTGTTTGATTTTGATGAAAGTGAAGTTGGTTTGATTGAAGAAATTAAACAAATAATTAAAAAATATAAATTACAAATAAAAGAAAGTTATGGAAACAGCTACGATTTTAGATAAACCGGTTAATATGTATACTATAGATGATTTTAACGAATTTTCTACATTAAATATAAAAGATTTGAATAACAAATTATTTTGCACATTTACTACATTAGATGAGTTAGATTCATTAATTAATGGTCTAACATCTAAATATGATATTATGTATAATAAAATATTCGTATTGCATATTAAAAGCAATAATGAGTATGTTTGCACATATAATATTGACCAGGCAAATCTAGATAGCTTACCACAAAATACAATTCTAGTACATAGAAAAAAAGAATCAAATACATTGTACACTATAAATGCTCTTAATGAATTAATTAAAAAATTAAATGGAGGAGTAGTTGATACTAAATTTCCAATTACTTGGGAACATTATAGAAATACAATTTTACTTACTCAAAGAGATGAATTAAAGCAATTAAAGACTAAGATTCATAAAATTCTTGAAGTATAGTTAGGCAAATCGAACATTCGTTCGTATATTCAATACATTAATAAACGTTATAAACAAAAAAAAAGTTATTATGGATTTAAATCTTATCAAACAACGCTTAGAATCGTTAAACAAGCAATCTGCAAATAATACTGGAGGAGGAGGTAAATCACTTTTCTGGAAACCTTCAGTAGGAAAACAAGTAGTTAGAGTAGTACCTAACAAACACAACAAACAAATACCATTTACAGAAATGTTATTTTATTATGGAATTGGACCAAGAGTAATGGCATCGCCACAAAATTGGGGTGAAAAAGATCCAATCCAAGAATTCACAAAACAATTACGTCAAAGTGGAGATAAAGAAAACTGGAGATTAGCTAAAAAATTAGATGCTAAAACTCGTATTTTTGCTCCTATTGTAGTAAGAGGACAAGAAGATGAAGGGGTTAAATTATGGCAATTTGGTAAAAAAGTATACCAAGATTTTTTAAATATGGCTTCTGATGATGAAATTGGAGATTTTACAGATATAACAGATGGTAGAGACATTAAATTAACTACTGTAGGACCTGAAGTAACAGGAACTCCATATAACGATACATCAGTAGGACCATCTTTAAAAACATCACCAATATCTAATGACCAAAATGTTGTAAAAAGTATTCTTGAAAATCAACCAAATCCATTTGATGTATTTAAAAAATATACATTTGATGAAGTTAAAGCTGGATTACAAGAGTTTTTAGCTCCTGATGAGGAAGAAGGTAGTATTTCATCTGAACCATCAGTACCATTTGATGGTGAAAAGAAAAATTACTCATTAGATACAAATAAAAGTAAACCTAAAGTAGATCAATTTGATGATTTATTTAAGGATGATGACAAGGACGATTTACCGTTTTAATAAATAAAATAATACATGGCGAGAAAGAAAAAATCACTATCAGAGGCAGTCTCTGCAGAAATACAGTCAAATTTTAATTTAGATGCATTTAAAGAGAAAAAGGGATTAAAACAAAATATTAAGTTTAAAGACCAAGAATGGATCCCTTTATCACCAGCATTCCAGGATGTAACTTCAATCCCAGGTATTCCTATGGGTCA